CACTTTGCGCAGCTTTATATTCATTCAATCGTCCTGTCGCAATCCTGTGATATTCTGCCATTTTTTCAATACCGATATATTTACGTCCAGTTTTTGCTGCGGCCAAACATGTCGTGCCTGAACCGGCAAATGGATCTAGTATAATGCTATTGCCCGGGACAATTTTACACAATTCCTCCATCAACAGGCTCGGTTTTCCTGCTATATGAAATTTGTCCGTCTGTTTGACATGATACTCGTAACAACCTGGGAACGGCCCTGTCTCTTGTGGCGGGCACGGTCCTTTTGTACCCCATACGATAAATTCACACTGCTGCCTAAAATATCCTTTATGCGGCGCCCGTGCTGCCAATCCTTTATTCCATGTTATAACGCCCCGCCATGATATACCACCAATCTGTATCGCGTCCGTTGCTGTTGGTAGCTGTCTCCAGTCGCAAAAGGACAGGAAGTACCCCCCCTCCTTCAGAACGCGGAAACATTCAGATATCCACAGATTGCACCACATCAGCCATGCCCGTGAGTCTCTGGAGTCTCCAATGAAATCCGGGCGGCCCTGTGGTGTATTTTCATATTTCTGCGTTGTGCTTTTTATTTTCGTTCCTATACTTCTACCGCCAGAACAATATGGTGGGTCAGTAATAACAGCGTCTATGCTGTTATTTGGCATAGTATGCATAATTTCAAGACAGTCGCCTTGTATGATTCTGTTTAGGTATTTCTCTATCATTTTCACACCTCCAAAAGCAATTTATTATACTACACTTTTTATAAATATTAACGGCCTGCCAAGTAAACATTAGCAGGCCGTTAATACTGTTTATTTGATTTTCATTGTTATACGATTGGCAATCATGCAGCGTGTTATTATTCCGGCACCCATAGTAAGCTTCCAGCCTAAAAAAATATTCCATTCAAGCCGTCCAAATATCTTTTTGCTATTGCTGTACATCCATATACTCGGTTCATCAGAGTCGCGGACAAAACACTCATTTTCTGACTGCTTAATATAAAAGCTGTGATATGGGTTGTAGTCCGCGCCAAGCAGGAAGAAACAAAATCCATAGGCGCTGTTCCTCGACAGCCAATAAACGCGGCAGATGTATCTTGTAATACGCTGCCAAATCGTAAAGTTGTCGTTAATGCATTTTGTAAACCATCTGGTTCGTCCAAGTTCCTCCAGCTCCGGGGTTGTGCTTATATATTCAGTGTAATGCCCAGCGTACCATGAAGTCAGCCAACGCGGCAGCATATCAACCAGGTCGCTCGGGTTCGTTGGATTATCCCATGTTTGCCAATATCGAAATATCCCCGGCAGCTCTCCGTCTTCATCAGCAAAAAGGACTACAATAGGGTTTGTCACGTAGCATAAGCATGTGTATAGTAATGACGGAAATAAATATAAAAGCCACTTTATCACAATATCGCCTCTTTCTATTTGCATATGGCAATGCCGCCAATTATCACGGCAACAATTTGCCAGGCTGTTATTTTGTTTTTTAGTTCTTTTTCAGTTTTTGCGTGGGCTTTTTCATTGGCCCAAATTTCCTCTCGCGTATCGTTCAAATATTTCTGCGCTGCTTCTATTGAGTTTGATACATTTGTTGATTTCTCCTGCTGCTGAATCAATTGCTTCCTCAACCTCTGCGTTTCGTCTTGCTGCGCTTTCAATTCCGTCTGCAGCGTCTTCAATTCTGCCCTGGATTGTTCCAGCTCGTTCCTGGCTGTTTGCAAGTTCTCGTTCGATTCTTTCAGCTCGTTCCTGGCTATCTGCAATGCTTCTTCCGATTTCTGCAATGCCATCAGCTGCGCGTTGTTGTTCTCTTGCAGTGTCGTCCAGTCGTCGATTGATACGATAACCTGCGTCTGGTCTTGAGCTTGTGTCGCTGAACAGGTACCAAACGGCAGCAGTCCCCAAAATAGCAGCAATAAAATAAATAATGATTTTGTGTTTTTCATTCATTTTTACGCTCCTTTCTAATTTCACAAATAAAATATGGGCAGAATGGCTCCACTTGGCTCCATCTACCCCGCGTCTTTATTCTTACTTTATACAGATATTTTATGTGGCTGTGGTATAGGGCAGCTTATGAATAAGGCTTCTTCTATCAGGTCAATTTCATCCGGGCATAGGTCAAATTTTACAGCTGCCTTTTGAAAAATCTCAAATAGTTCAAAAAGCGTAGTCCATTCTGCAGCAGTTATATCATTCATACATGATATTAGCGTCGAAATGTTCCCCAGCGCTTGCCCCCGGAATATATTCCTTATCTGTATACTGCCAAATCATTCCTTCGAAATCGTCTTCGTCTCCCCACTGTGCATTCCACACAGGACAGCCTAAGCTGCGCCAGTCAATATAATCTATCAGCCACGATAATGACGCGTATACGCCACATTTCAGATTAATATTGTTAATGAACTCTCTGCATATGTCCGTTATTTCTTCTGCGTCAAAAGCAAAATCATGGTCTGCTTTGTATCTGTCAGCGTCTTCCATATCAAAGAATACAGGCAAATCAAGCAGTACACCGGCGGTATCTATGACGTGCTTGCAGTGAAGCGCTTCCCGGCAAGCGTCTTCTATCCCCAAAGCATAGCTGTAATGATACGCGCCGACACGCAACCCAGCGGCATGCGCTCCGTTCACATTTTCAACGAAACGCTCATCCTCTCCAGATTGTCCGTATGTGCAGCGAACAATGGCAAATTCATAACCGGCGTCAGCAACAGCTTGCCAGTTAATAAAACCATTATGCTCGCTCACGTCTATTCCTTTCATTTTTAACCCTCCTTATGAGAATGGCAGTTCTTCAGGTTCTGCGTTTTCCTTTTTCTTACTCTCCGCAAATTCAATATCATTGACTACGACCTCGGTAATATATTTTTTCTCTCCAGCTTGGTCTTCGTATGTCCTGGTTTGCAGGCGGCCTTCGATAAGGAGCTTTATTCCTTTTTTGATGAAAGAATCGACAAACTCCGCCAATTTATCCCAGACAATCAGGTTGATAAAATCAGCTGGCTGTTGGTTGTCTTTTCCTTTTCGGCGGTCTACGGCCAACGTAAGCCGTGCCACTCTCTTTCCGCTTTGCGTCGCTCTCACGTCCGGATCGCGTGCAACGCGTCCCATTAAAATACATTTATTCATTTCTTCTCCTCTGTGTTTGTTAAATTTGTGTATATCGGACGTTCCCCAGCTTTACTGTTGTACTGGCTGTCGGTCGCGTATTTTGTCCACGCAGCTTTTGCCAGGGCTGCAATAAGCCCCAGCGCTGCACCAATAGCGGTCACTCCCTGCCAGCACGAATTTAACTCAAAATTCATGCCATATATTGCTTTAAGCCAGAACCCCGCTACCCATGATATGAGCACTATATACAGGAACGTCATAGCAATCACAACTGAAAATATGACTATCGCCAGCCACTCCCTTTGCGCCCACTGTGCGAATTTAATAAATTTCTTTTTTATTGTACCCATGCGCTATTCACCTCATGTTCCACAGCGTATCAACTTGAGTCTTAATGGTTTTGATCGCCTGTTCTATGACTGTAATTCTGGTGTTAAGCTGCTGCTGATCGCTCCGAACAGAATCAATAAGGGCCTTTAATTCTTTCGTTGTCCTCTGCAGTTGGTCAATTGATAATGACAGGGGCTTTACAATATTATTAGCTGCGTAGTTTATGATATACCACGCTACCTTTAATATAGTGATAACACCCGCAAAAGCAGTAATCCCCATCGTTATCGTGCTCAGTTCCATCTTTATCCCTCCGTAGCGTATTCTTCCCCGGTAATTTCTTTGTATTCTGCTGCGGTAATCCAACCTTTTGCTACGATATTGTAGACCATGAACTTTTTCCAGAATCCGTTATCATAGTATCGCTTTACTTTTTCAAAATTTTTGCTGTGTGACTCTATAGATATTTTTTTACTCATGATTAAAGACTCCCTTCCAAATCAATATTAGTCATGGCCGCAATGTATTCGACCTGTGAACGTGTAAGATCACCAATCAACGCTGCATATTCAGTATGAGACATTGTCCTTTCTTCGTATTCCCAAAGCTTTACAATTGCTCCGTCAGCTCCTTCGACCTCAATCTGTTTAATGTTTCGACGCTGATATACCGTTGTATGGCTTGATTCTGTATCAAATTCCAGCGGCATTGTTTCCTGTGAGCCTTGTACTTTTTTCCAGTCCTTCATTAATTATTCGTCTCCTTTCTTTTGTTAGCGGCAGTATTGCCCGGCTGTGTGCCCTTAATAATATTTTCAGCCTTCGGGTGTTAATGCACGGTTTAATATATTTCATGTAATAACCGTGGGTATCGGTGTGCCGAATCCAAGACAATCGCGAAAGCATTGACGCGGCATCATGCCATGTCAGACGTTCTTTTGCTTTTATGCTTTTCGCCTTCCTTCTCATGCGCTTCAGTATGCTTTTCCTCAGGGTTGTTCGATTGTAGTGGATAACGGTTCCCAGGGCATTTATGGCCCTGCCTCGAATCCTGCCCGTTTTATCCATGTACTCGAATCTATAGACCTGTGCGCTTGCATTCAACTCCATACATAGATTTGTCTGCAGGTATTCTCGTACCGCTTCCAGCGCTCTATGCACTTTTCGTTTGTTTGTGCCGATAAAATATAAATTGTCGGCAAATCGTAAATACTTCACTCCTTCCTGCTTTGCTGCAAAGTGGTCAAATTGCTTCAGATAGAAATTAAAGAACCATGGGCTTGTATAGTGCCCTAAAATCAATCCCTGGACGTCTTCCCCAGTTTGGTAATGCAGAAATTGAAAGGTTATCCTTAACCAGTCTTTATCTTTTATTACCCGTTCCAGCTGTTTCGCCAGAATCTTTATTTTGACAGAAGCATATGCATGATGTATGTCCATCTCGCAAACAAAGGTTTTTCTGCCAGTCTGCGACCATTTCTGCAGCCGTTTAATTGCTGCGTGAACTCCATAACGTTTTATTTTCTGCGTCCCATCTTTATCGAATTTAACCGACGGTGGCAGGCAGCCATAGACTTCTTCATAGAGTCCATTAAGCAGTACGGGCTTAAACGGTTCTACAATCATATGGTGCAGGATTTGTTCGGGACAGAATTTTGGTTTCTCTATTTCTCGCGGTTTGTGGTTCGCTCCGTCTATGATTTCGTGTGTATTGTTCTCACATGGCCGATAATTTGGATTATTTGCACATGTGAGCACTTTATCATATGTTTTATCAAAGTTAATAAAAGCGCCCATTACTTCCTTTCGCCGCAGCTTTCCAATTGCTGCATCTAAAGCGCATTTTGCCACAGTATCAGGCATTAGCATTTGTTTATATAGACCTTTATAGGTTTTCATACTTTCTTATCTCCTACTGAAATTTCGCGGTTGCTACTATCCCAGACCTTTCGCGGAAAATTTTCACCAAGGGGTGGGGATTACGCAGGGCATTGATTGATACTATTTTTTGATAAGAATGGCCGCAGCCATTGTTCCAGTTCGCATTCGACGGGGCATTGTTGACATTGAACGTGAACACGCCACCAAGGGCAGGCGCATTGTTCGCGCTGGCACCCGCAATCAGGCGGAAGAACAAAGCCGCAAGGCGCCCCACGTAACCCTATATTTATTTGTTTATCTATGTGGAGGGATACCCCTCCCCCGCTGCGCGGCTCCCCCTCCCATAAAGGTTACAGGTAAGACAGGCCGCAGCCAACGCTCCAGCCCGCACCCGACGGGGCATCGTCGACAGCGAACGCGAACACGCCACCAAGGGCAGGCGCATTGTCCGCGCCGGCACCCGCAAGCAGGTAATTCAATTGCCCATTGTTTGTCCAATAACCGTCGCAATAGAAGGTGGAGCCGCTGCCAGTTGCAAGCGTCGGAATCATGCCATACTTTGAGCAGCTCATCCCGTTTATATAGCTTGCAGAACCTGCAGGGGCTGTAAGGCCGGTATCATCATAGCCGGTAACATCAGTAACACGATAGCCGTTACCCTCAGGTGTCATTTTTGCGTAGATTTTGCCGTTGTTGTTAATAAGGCCAGCAACACGGTCCCACTGATCACCCCAGAACCCCTCTATATGGAATACTTTGACCTGATTAGCGTTGGTATATCCGTAGAACTGGCCCTTATCTTTCAGTGTGCCCGTGGACAGCAATCCGCTTGCAGCTGTAGCACTGCGGCAGTTTCCGTAACCGAATACATTCTGGGTATCCGTAGAACAGCCCATTATCAGCAGCAGTGTCCTGATAATCTCGCGCTGACTCCACGAATGGATATACCAGCCTGCACCGTTTGCTGTCGCTCCCGCGATATGCTGCGTCGTTGTTAAGCTCTGCGTTAATGACTGTCCTGAAAGTGATCTGATTTTGCTGGCGCTACCGCTGCCGCCAAACATTGAAAAAAAGAATTCATTCGCAATGCTTCCGTCAGCCCTGGTGTGTGCGTATGCTTTATAAGTTTCATCAAACGGACGGTCGCTGATAGCTTCGTATTCATAGCGGCCGTCTTCCCACCGCTTACAATATACAAGCGGAATGGACGCCATGGCGTTGCCGTCGTATGATGTATTTCCAACATCCGACGCGGTACCATCTGCTTTCAGGGCATAGTTATTTGGGTTAAGGTAGTAATCAATCGTTCCGTCAGACTTTAACATGCATGGTTTATTATTCTTGACAAACCACATGTCCGCCCAATCGCCGTAATTAAATACGCCGTTGGTAAAGTCCATACCGCAAGGCCCCATGCCTTTGGCGTCCATGATGTACTCAACTCTCGTATTTGGATCACTGTTCCTCTTATCAATACGAATACCCCAGCGGTTCGATTTCGTGATAATGCTGCCATTGGCGTCAATGATAATGCTGTTGATTTTAGCCTTATCCTCAGCGCTCATTAATCCATTTGCCTCGTCCGTGGCTGTCGGAATATCGGAAACGCTGCCAATCTTGTGAATTCCCCATACCACGGTACCATCTTCAACCTCATCACCTTCTGCAGGATTTTCTACTGTAGGCGTTTCGCTTCCAGTAGTTCCTGGTGTCTTGCATTCAAAGAACATACCTGTTGGAAGGGCTGTGCAAAATGCAATCTGTCCTTCCGCCACCGCCATTTCATTAGTTCTGAAGCCAAGCTCCGACAAGTTTGCAGCTTTTACGACAAGCCAAACAACCGAACCGTCAGTGATTCTATCGCCGTCTTCTACGTTGCCAACAATAGGAGCCGTAGCGTCAGTCGTTCCAGGTTCGATACAGCGCAAGTAGCACATAGCAGGCAGTCCTTCGATTTTGACAGTATCGCCAACACTAAAAGCAGTAGTTCTTCCTGCAATACCCATTACATTATTCAACATTTCCACATCAACAAGCCCCGTCGGGGAAATGTGTACGGTTATATTGTCCGTGCTCTCCACGGCAATCGTCATTGCATAGCTTGCCGATATTGTCAGTGCTGCGCTTCCAGGCGGAATCCAGTCCGGTATTGAGTCCAGAGAAATCATATAAAGAATTTCTCCCTCGTCCGGGTCGTTTGCGAAAAGGCCCCATTCCTTTGCATAGAATCCCTCCTGCAGTGAACTTGTAAGCATGATACCTGTTACCGTGCAGAGGTTGCCGTCGTATGTTGCTGAACTTATATCAAGGCTTGCTTTTGGCTGGTATAAGTCCCGCATGGTGTCAATCTGTTCCGAAGTCTCCGACCCACTGCCTAACTTTACCCGCGTCAGTTCCAGTCGGGTTATACCCGCTAAAACTTTAGCCTGCAGCGCTCTTCCTGCTGCTGTCATAAGTCCGCCTGTCCAGTTTGCCATTTGTTCATTCCTCCTAAACTTTGTATGTCTTGTGAGTTATTGCAGCGCCGCCAGTAAATATCGTTGAATTTGTTGCTGCATTATTAACCGGGCTTGTCTGCATAACCGTGAACGCTTTGTGTGTCCTGTTTATACTTCCGGTAAATAGAGTGCTGGCTGTAGCTGCTTTCAGCATTTGTGCAATACCGTAGCGCCTGTGAATCTGTGGTGCTGCTCCATATTTTTGCCGTGCTTCAAGCTTCTGCGTGATATGGATACCATCCAAAGCACTGCGGGTATTTTTTGCGCTTTCAATGAGCCGTATAATGGATTTTATTTTTTCATCAGATACGCCCTGCGCATCCAAATCAATCCTGAATTTGTACGGGTCTCCACCGTATTCAAACCATTCCGTTATTTTTGCCTTGCCAAATACCGCCGCTGCAACTTCTTCCACTGCAGACGGTGTTCCTTTTCGGCGGTGCCAGTCTATCGACTGCTTGACCATTGCACGCTTTGCCGTTATGTCCATTCCAGGCTCATAAAAATCTACATGCCACTGCCATGCTAATAAATCAATAACCGGTTCGGGCAATTCATCAAGGCGCGGCAAATGCAGCGCCTCAATTGTCGCCTCAGTTACGGCCTGTAATTCCGCATCAAGCGCCTGTGCCGCGGCCGCCACTTGCTTATCTGCCAGAAGGTTGTCCGGCAGGATATCAAGCAGGCTCAGGCTGTGCACGTCCTTAATCATCTTCCATACCCTCAAGCGTTGCAGTAATATTATTAACTATCGCAACTTGTCCTTGTGTGATTTCCGTATATACCGGCGCACGTATTTCCGCCCGTTTAACACCTGCCGCCCTTAGTCTGTAATGCAGCTCAGTCGGATTTATATCGCGCTCCATCTTCTGGCATTGCCATGCGACATATTCTTGTATAGCAGCCTCAGCAGCTGTTTGAATGGCTGCGGCTTCTGTCATGTCCTCGCGGCTTATCCAATACGACAAATCAATATTGTACTGCACCGGTGTCGGTGACTCCACTGTCACCATATCAGTAAGCGGTCGAATAGTACGGTTATTTAATATTTCTGATACGGCGGCAAGAATTTCTTCTCCTGGCAGCTCTCCGTTTTTAAGTAACGGGCGCACAACGACTCGGCCGGGCTGTGGACTGTCAACTGATACGTCCGTAATCAGGGAACTTGCCCTCATTGCATGGTATTTATATGCTCCCGTAGGTCCTGCTGTAGAAAATGATTCTGGAGCTTCCTGGATACGTACCCGATAGGCTCCATCCGCCTCAACCTCTGCGCCACCTTCGCTATCGGTGGTATTTGTTACCGTCGCTATGAATGGCACAGGGTCAATCATTTTATTGATTTCGCCCGCTGCATAGTCATTTCCGGCGGTTCCTTTTTCGGTACAGGTGGCCGCCACGGTCGTGCTGGTTTCGCCTTTCGCAATTACCGCAGCTTCATCCGTAGCGAACATTACCCCGTCGCCTGCGGTGGCTCTTGTTCCTGCCGGGATAATTGTTGCCATTGCCCTCGCGGCTGCAAGCGAAAATTCAAGCGTCACTGTAGCAGCTGACGCTTGCAGGCGCTCTGTACCCACAAGAACTCCGATATGATCAAGATTGTCGCCAGTCGCGAAAGCCAAAAGCCCCTGCTTGGCTGCTTCGTCTATCAGTATGCGCTGCTGTATCATTAAGGCCTCAATACCGCGCAGGAACAACCTCAGGGGATCGGCTCGTGCAAGCTTGCGGCCAAGCATAGCTTCAACAGTCGTCAGTATCTTCAGGTCGACTGCGTTAGGGTCTGCCTCTGCGAAGGTAATCTTCGGTAAGTTCTTAAGCTCCATTTATTCGAATCCTCACTTTCGGCGTTGTAATTCCTTCCATTTCATTGCCTTCGTAGTCCACAGATACGACTTTAGCGCGTGGCTCATAGCGGCTGATTGCTGCCACTATATCCGCCGTCATTGCTGCCTGTGCCGCTGCAATAGGTAGGTCTACAACGTCTGAATTTAATCCAAGTTCCCGATCCATGGGTACAGTACCCTTAAAAGTGGTTAATATCGTGCGCACATTTTGAGCGATTTCTTCCAGCTCGTTCGCCGGATAGAAATTCACCACGCCCGGTGCTGCCATAATGTTAAGCTCTATCATGTCGTACCCCCTTCAAGCTTCGCCATAATGCTAGGAACATATTCTTTCAGGGTTATTTCTATCTGGCTCGTGATTATGCGGCCGCAATTATCCACCACATCAACCGACTCGCTTACGCTTTCCACTACCCATGGATTGTCGCCAACAGTGGAATTGCATAAAACGAAATAGTTGGCCTCGCCACTTTTACACAGTTCCCGCACCTTTTCGGTTTCATTTTTTGGATTGACTCCCCAGGCCGCCGAAAACTGCATTGTGAAAGTTATTTCTTCACCGTCCGGGCCTATATATTCCAAAACAGGTGTGGCACCTATGATTTCATGGGACGCGTAGCGGGCTTTTGTCGTGCGGCGCAGCCCCTTAAATGTCCGTATCTCACGATTTGATACTTCGAAAACTATAGGGCCTATGGAACCTATCGGCATAGATAGCCCCCAGGCTGACAGCTTACCACGAAGCGCTGATAAAAGCCCCATTCCTGCATTTTCCAATGCTTGCTGCGCCTTTTCCTTGTAGCTTCCGGATACGTTTGATAAAAATGACATAGACTACCCCCCAATAAACACGTTACCGCTGCCGGTTGTATGGCTGCCTGATTCTCCACAGTCCTGACAGTTGGTACTATCACCTATCCGAACGGCCGCTTTGCCGTTGATGAATACGGTGCTGCTGCCGCTTGTAGTTGCAAATGTCCCGCCATGTGGACAATTGCAAGGGCCTGTATCGCCTTTGCGGTGCGCTCCAAGACCGTTAATAAATACATCCGGCGAAACTTCTGCGTTTGTTCCTACTCTGCCATGTGGGCAGCATGGTAATCCAATATTACATATTCCCTCCTCTTGGTCGCCCAGTCGCGCTGCAGCTGGCATATTTTCGCCCCCTTTGTGCCCAATATGGGCAATATGTCAATTATTCAAATCAATTCTTGCGCCGTTAATCGTGATATGTCCGGGAACCTGAATCTTCAGCGTTGATGCTGCTCTGTTATATTCGATATATGCGCCGTCTGAAAAATCCAGGCGCATTATATCGGCACTTGCTACCTGCGGCGGCTGCTTGTCCGTGAAATAGCTGCCTAAAATCCAACCGGTTGAAAAGTTTTTATCATTGTTTGCGAATAGGCAGACAACCTGATCGCCTATATCCGGCATCCAGTAATCTTTATTCTTTCCGCTGAATCGGTGCAGGACATGAAGCTCCGGGCTGGTTGTTCCATCCTTATCGTCGAAAACTACCCGTACTGTATCACTTTCAGGATAGACGGCAGACACAGTCCCTGTTCTTACCATCCCACGCAGCGCACGTTCGGCATCAGTAGCCATCAATAACCCTCCTCAGCTCTATTTTTGTCGTGTATCCGCTGCCTATATCGTGCGTGGATTGCTTTATCAGGTATTTCCCGTCATACTTGTGGAACCCCGACAGCTCCACGGTATTACTCGCAAGCAGTGCAAAGTTTCCCATCATTGTCAAAGAAACAGCTGTTTCTTCCAAATTTTTCTCGTGCAGCTTTTTCTTTGCCAGTTTTTCAGCCTCTTCGACACTGCTGACCTTTTCATTGATTTGCAAGGTTTGCCCGGTCTTTCTGTTCGGATCCGTAAAAGTGTATTCTATAAGCTCGTCTTTCTGGCTGTGCTTATATTTCACATGGCAGGCTTTGTAGATATTGTGAATAGTCGTGCGGCAATTAAAAGAAATGACATCCTGCTTTGTAATCTTTATAGCAGGGTCAGCCTTTTCGTATTTCGCAATATCGAATACAACTATTTTCTTGTCCGAAACTTTCAGGGCAAGACCTGCGTCCTTGCACAGCTTTTGCAAAAAGGACAGGTCTGTCTGCTCAGACTGTTCCGCACGTTCCAGAACGGGGTCGTTTTCCGCGTCGAAGTAGCTTTCCATCTTCGCGCCATCCGCCACGTCCTTGGTAATCTGCGATAATTTAACCTTTTCCCATGCACGCGTTTTCTCGATACCGCGCAAATCTGACGCGTTTGGGATAGATATCAGTTTAATCTTTGCTTCATTCGGCGGTCCGCTGTTTGTGATTTCGTCGACCTCGAATTTCCCCAGCGGCAGCTCACGGATATCTCCTTCCGCTTCCCAATCCTCTGCATGCAATGTTATTTCCATCATGGCACCACGGTCAGGCAGCCAGTCGCCCTGCCATAACTCTTCCCTGTCATGCAGTGTTATTTCTGCGCTGTCCGCCTCGCCGCTTAAAACCTCACGCACGCTGAACGACTTAAAAAAAGCCGCTATATCCTGGGATATATCCGTATCGTCGTACCGGCATTTTATTGATATTCTGCGTGCTTTCATCTTATCGTCTCCATGGTGGCAGATTTTCTGCCTTTGTTTCTTCCGTTATTTCCGGCAGAATCAGGGTTGTGCCTGCCGAAAAAATGGCTGTATCGCAATATTCCCTGTTTGCATCTATCAGGATAGATACATATTTGCATGAGCCTAACTGCTGATAAGCTATAAGGTCCCAAGTATCGCCTGACCGCGTTGTATACTTAGCCAAAAGCAAGCCGCCCCCTCTCTTTGTTGTACTGTTCCATTTGCTCAGCGAAAGACCGCTGTACCGCCTGTCCGGCTTTTTCCACAGCGCTGCGGATTGCGCCTGGGTCGTTTTCTCCGTA